GAGAGCTAAAAGAAGAGATGGAATAGTTATAAATATATCAACAGCTGGCCACGATCTTGATAGTTTAATGGGCAGATTGTACACTAGAGGTTTAATGAAAGAAGCAGGCAAAGTTGAAGATGAAGAATTTTATTTTAAATGGTTTGGCGCTAAAGATACTGACAACCCAAAAGATGAAAAAATATGGAAAAAAGTAAATCCAGCTATTCAAAATGATTGGTGGCCTATTGAAAACTTAAGAAGAAGATTTAAATCTTTGCCGGTTAATGAATTTCAAAGATACCATTTAAATCAATGGACAAGAATTGAAGAGCAGTCCTGGATAAGTCCTGAACAATGGCAAGCTTGTGAAAATAAAGAAATGAAGCTTGATGAAGGGGCTGAAACATTTGTAGGGGTTGATATGGCTTTGCGTCATGATACTTGCGCTGTTGCTTATGGGCAAATAAATAAAAAAGGAGTTATAAAAGTTGCGGCAAAAATATGGCAGCCTCAAGGAGAAAACTATTTGGATGTTCAGGAAATAGAAGCGTTTATAATCGAACTAGCTACAAAATATAAAGTAATTGAAGTTGCTTATGATCCAGCGTTTATGGAAAGGACTGCGCAAGTGTTATTAGATAGAGGAATAAATATGGTTAACTTTCCTCAAACACATTCTCGAATGATTCCGGCTTGCGGAATTAGCTATGAAACTATTGCCAATAAAAAATTAATGCACAATGCAGATCCAGAATTCACAGATCAAGTTTTAAGTGCAGCACAAAAAACAACTGACAGCGGGTGGCGTTTGAGTAAAGGAAGATCTAAAAGAAAAATAGATAGCGCAATAGCTATGGTTTTAATGATTGATCGAATAACAGCGCCAACGCCTAAAGATGAAAATCCGGAAGTAGCTATTATAAATTTATGAAAGACATAATAACAACTATCATAGAAGTGGCTGGAGCTAGTCTTATAATTTATGGTGTATATACATTAAATGAAAGTCTTGCCTTTATTGTTGCAGGAGTATTTATAATTGTAGGAAGTTATTTATTTAGTACATGAGTTTATTTAACAGAAAAGAAAACAGGGACGCAGCCTTAGGCAACCTAGTTGATCTATTAGCTTTAAGAGAAGGTGGCTTAACTAATAACACCGGAGAAAAAGTTAATGAAATGTCAGCTTTAGGTATTTCAACAGTTTTTAGTGCTATTTCATTAATCGCAGATAGTATTGCGTTATTGCCTATTAAAACAATTAGATACGAAGGCGAAAAAACTATTTTTACAGATAAACCAAAATTTTTACAAAAACCAAATATTGGCTTAGATCTTACGATGTTTTCATTAGTACATCAAACAATAACTTCTTTAGCAATGCACGGAAATGCTTTTTTACTTGTTGATAAAGATAAGCAAGGGCGGCCAGTTCAGCTAACACCTATTCATCCTGAAAAAATAAAAGTTGAAATGGTAAATGGAATGAAATGTTATTATATACAAACAACTAAAAATAAAAAATACGATCGCAAAATAACTAGCGATAATATGCTTCATTTTACCTGGTATAGTTATCCAGGTCAATTAATTGGTGTTAGCCCTTTAAGAACAAATTCAAATACTTATGGTTTAGCTTTGGCTATGGAAAGACATATAGCTCAATTTTATGGTCAAGGAGGCACGCCTAGTTCTGTATTAGAAACAGATAGGGATTTAACTGCGGAGCAAGCTAAAACTTTAAAAGAAACTTGGATTGGAAATCATAATAAAAATCGAAAACCTGCTGTATTAACAGGGGGATTAAAATGGCGTGCAATTAGTTCGGCAGCAGGTGATGAGTTAATAAACGCAAGAGATCAAATAGTCCATGAAATAGCAAGAGTTTTTAGAATACCTGCTCATTTACTTCTTTCAAAAGATGGATCAAACGTTTATTCAAATCTTGAAAGTAATGGCCTTGCGTTTATAAGGCATACACTTTTGCCCTGGATTCGAAGAATTGAAGATGGATTTTCATCACTTTTACCAGGTAAACAATTTGTTAGGCTTGACACTGATGAATACGCAAGGGGAGATCAATTAAGCAGAGTTAGATCTTTTCAAGTAGCAGTTAGCTCAGGTATTATGACGCCTAATGAAGCAAGAGCCAAAATGGATTTAGAGCCTTATGAAGGCGGAGATAAATTTTATTTAGGTTTACAAGGAGCGTTAATAGATCCTACGCTGCCTCCTCAAGGGGTTGATGAACATGACCCAACAAATGAACTTAATACATAATGCCTTATTCAATAATTCATGATCATCCTGAATGCCCAAAAGAAAGCGGCGAAAGTGGAGAATATCAAGTAGGCGGCCACGCGGTTGTAAAAGATTCTGACAATAAATTAATGGGTTGTCATAAAACTCATAAATCAGCAATGGATCAAATAACAGCTTTAAATATTGCTGAAGCAGAAAATAAATCAAAAAATGAAAATTTAGAATTAAGGCAAGTAGATCGAAAGCCACCTGCTTTTATGCAAAAAAATGCGCAACGCGGATTAGATAATTTAAGAAAAGCAGGCCCAGGTCTTACTGAAAAAACTAAAAGAGAAGCAAGATCTATGGCTGCAGGTGAGCCAGTTTCAGTATCAAAAATAGTTCGTATAGCAGCATGGCATAAAAGGCATATAGTAGATCTTGATAGAGAAAAAAGCAACCCTCAAGATCCAGATACATGGCGCTATTCAGATGTTGCTTTTTTACTTTGGGGCTCAAACCCCTGGTCTGATCCTATGCAGGCTGCAGACTGGGCTGACAGAAAAATAGCGCAGCTTGTTAAAGAAGGAGAATTAGAGCCTAGAAATGATCCATCAACGCCTGCACCTAAAAAAGATCAAATCAAAGGAAGTAAAAAAAATCCAAAAGGATCAGCTAGCGGAAAAGCCGGAGGAATTAAATTTAGTGAAGGCACTGAAAAAGCAATTAAAAATAGAATAACAGAACATAATGAAGAAGTGAAAGGAATGGCTTCCTGGAGAAAATTAAAAGCTTCGTCAGCTAAAGCTGTTGTTAGAAGAGGCTTTGGAGCATTTTCTTCAAGTCACAGGCCTGGAGTAAGTAGGCAAGCATGGGGATTAGCTAGATTAAAAGCCTTTAGTTATTTATTAAAAAATGACAAACCAAAAAATCCAAAATATAAATCTGACAATGATTTACTTCCAAAAGAACATCCACGCTATACAGAAAAAAAAGAAAATAAAAATGCACAGCATGAAGATGTTTTTGATACTGCTATTGCAATGTCACAAACAATACAAAAGCTTAAAAGCTTTACTAATATAAAAAACATGGAAAGACAAACTGAAAATAGAAGTTTTACATTTGCAGCAGTTGAAGAAAGAAATACAGAAGATAGCAATACCTTATTATTTACTGGTTACGCTTCTGTTTTTGATAAGCCCTATGGAGTTAGAGATAGCAAAGGACAATATAACGAAACTATAAAACCTGGAGCTTTTAAAAAAACATTACAAGAACAAGATGACGTTAGATTTTTAGTTAATCATGATGGAATTCCTTTAGCTCGCACATCATCTAATACTTTAAAATTAGAAGAAGATGACTATGGATTATTTGTAAGGGCCGAGCTTGATCCATCTAACCCAACTGTAGCGGAAGTTTCAAGTGCTATGAAAAGAGGAGATTTAAATGAAATGTCTTTTGCTTTTGCAGCAATTAAAGATAATTTTGACAATTCAGGTGAAAACAGAGAAGTAAACGAAGCTAGATTGTTTGATGTTAGCGTTGTTACATACCCAGCAAATCCGTGGGCTGGAGCAAAGCTAAGAGGAGTTGATATAGATAACCTGCATAAAGAATTAGTTGAAGCTAGAACAGGTGAACAAGCAAAAGAAATTTTAGAAGGTTTTGTTAACAAAGTTGCTGAAAGCGATAATGTTGATAAAAAGCGAAGCAATCCCAAAGTTGAATTGTTAAAAATGAAACTTGAAAGAGATGGCATTCGATAAGACGTGTAGCCGAGTTTTTGGCCGTGTATCACACTTTTAAAACTCACTCTGCGCAGAAGTATAAGAATAGAAACATAAAGGAAAAACTACATTGAAAAAATTAATTGAAGCTAGAGATTCAAAAGTAGCTGAATTAGATGGACTCGTAGTTGAGCTTGATGAAATGGAAGCAAGTGAAGAATTTGACGCAAAATTTGCAAGATCAAATGAATTGCACGCTGAAGTAAAAGAGCTTAATGAAAAAATCGAGGAAGCTAGAGAAGCCGCAGAAACTCTTAAAGCAGTTAAAGAAAGTAGACAAGAGCTTAATGTTGAAGATGAAGACTTAGGCGAAAAAGAAGCTATTGTTGAAGTCCAAGAGCCAGATATGTATAGAAAAGGTGGAGATCACTCTTTCATTGCAGACGCTTGGAGATCAAGACAAGGCGACTTTAAAGCACAAGAAAGAATCGGACAACATCAAGACCATGAATCAAGAGACGTTGGAACAGGAGCCTTCACAGGTTTAGTTGTTCCGCAATACTTGGTTGATGAATTTGCACCAATAGCAAGAGCTGGATCACCATTATATAATGCTGTTCCTAAAAAACCTCTTCCTGATTTCGGCATGAAAGTAGAAGTTTCAAGAATTACAACTGGGTCAGCAGCTGCTGAACAAGCAAGCCAAAACTCAGCTGTTCAAGAAACTAATATGGACGATACATTATTAACAGTTAATGTTGATACTGTTGCTGGTCAGCAAGACGTTTCAAGACAAGCTCTTGAAAGAGGTGGACAACCTGGTTTTAGTCTTGAAAATATTATTTTTCAAGATTTAGTTTCCGCATACTATACAAAATTAGATAACTTGATGATTAATGGATCTGGATCTTCTGGACAACCATTAGGAATTTCTCAAGTTTCAGGAATAAATACTACAACATATACAGACGCAAGTCCAACTGTTGCAGAACTTTATCCTAAGCTTGCAGACGCAATTCAAGAAATCAATTCAAATAGATTTGCACCGGCAACAGCTATATTTATGCACCCTAGAAGGTGGGGATTTCTCACCGCTGGAGTGGACACAACTAACCGTCCACTAGTGCTACCGGCTGGCAACAATCCTGACAATGCTGCAGGTATTGGAGACGCTGCTGCTTATGGTCAAGTAGTTGGAAGTGTTATGGGATTACCTGTAATAACTGACGCTAACATTAGAACTGATTTAGGAACTAACGAAGATGCAATTTATATAGTAAAAGCAGATGATATGATTCTTTTTGAAGATGGATTATTCCAACTTAAATTTGAAGAAACAAACGCTGGATCATTAACAACTAAAATGGTTGTTTATGGTTATAGTGCATTTGCTTCTGGCAGATACCCTGCTGGAATTAGCGCAATAACTGGAACAGGACTTATTGCACCTACTTTCTAATAAGTAAGTAATATTGGTTTAGGTGGATCAGGCAACTGATTCACCTTAAACCTTAAAAGGAAAAATTATGGCAAAAGATAAAAATTTAGTAGAAGCTTTAAAAAAAGAGTTAAAGCATTATGAAACCTATGGAAAGGCTGATCGTGCTGAACAAGTTAAAAAAGCAATTAAAGCAGCTGGTGGAAAAGTTGAAACAAAAACTGCAAAACCTAAAGCTGAAAAAAAAGTAGAAAAGAAAAAGTAATTATGCCTAAAGGTTATGGTTACGGAAAAAAAATGAAAGGGTCAAAAACTAAAGGCCGAAAAAAAAGGAAATAATTTTTTATGGCAATTAGTAACGGCTACTGTACTCAGAATGAATTAAAAGGATTTGTTGGAATTCCAACAAGTGATAGTCAAGATGACGATTTATTAGATGACGCAGTTAATGCAGCTAGCAGACAAATAGACGCTTTTTGTGGCCGTCAGTTTTATCAAGACGGATCCGCTAGCGCTAGAAAATTTTTTACAGATGACCTTTATAGGCTTCGAGTTGATGATATTTCAACAACTACTGGTTTAGTTGTTAAGTATGATGATGACGATGATGGCACTTATGAGGTTACTGTTTCGTCAAGTGATTATCAAGTTTTGCCTATTAATGGAGTAGTTGGAGGTATTCAAGGAAATCCATTTTATATTGTTGAACTTATTTCAGACGGCAATCATGAATGGCCTTTAGATTTTTCAAGTAATAGAGCAAGAGCTGAAATAACAGCTAAGTGGGGCTACGCAAGCGTCCCAGAACAAATTAGACAAGCTACTTTGATGTTAGCTTCAGAATTATTTGCAATGCGTAATGCTCCTTTAGGTGTTGCAGGTGTTGGAGATTTTGGAGTTGTAAATATACAACAAAACAGAGAAATAACTCGAATGATCGCGCCATTTCGAAAAGGCACAGTTTTAGGAATTGCGTAATGGCTACAATGGCTCAAATAAGAGACGGGCTTAAAACAACTTTAAGCAACATTAGTGGTTTAAGATGTTATGACGTTATCCCTGATAATGCAATAAATTTTCCAATAGCATTATTTATACCTACAAATATTGAATTTGATTTAGCTATGCAACGCGGAACTGATCTTTATACTTTTGATGTTTTAGTAGCTGTTCAAAGAGCAGACGCAAGAACTGCGCAAGATAAACTTGATGAATTTGTAACAGGATCAGGAAGCAAAAGCATTAGGCAAATAATTTATAATAATAAAACTTTAGGGCTGTCAGACACAGACGCTAGAGTAGTTAATATGACAAATTACAGCGCAGATTTTAATTTAAATGGAATTGATGGAATAGGCGCTAATTTAGAAATAGAAGTTTATACGAAAGGATCAAGTTAATGGAATGTTGCGGAAGCGGCTGTTGTGGAGGTAAATAATGGCTAAATATAAAATTGTAGGTACAAAAAAAGTTCAAGGCAAAGAGCCTGGAGAAGTTATTGAAGTTGACGATGAGCAAGTTGCAAAAACATTAATGAAGGCTGGCCATATTAAACCTACTAGAATAATAAAGAAACGTGCAAGAAAAAAAGACGGCACATTCATAAAAGATGATAAAAGCACGCCAGATGTTAATGAAGCGTGGGAGCAAGTAGATGGCTAAATTTGTATTTAATGACGGTAAAGTTTTTAGTGGGGGATATGATCTCTCTAGCCATGTAACATCAGTTAATTTAGAAATTAATGCTGAACAATTAGATTCAACAACTATTAATTCTGGCGGTTTTTATGAAACTTTAGGCGGACTTAAAGATAGTAATTTGCAAATAGATGGATTTTATGAAGCTGGGGCAAACCAGCCTGACGCATTGCTAGGCGCTTCAGTTGGAAATGAGTTGATCGTAACAACAGTGCCTGACGCCGGCGTAGGCAATATTGCTTATTTTATGAAATCATCTTTATTTAGTTATTCTATATTAGGCGAAGTTGGACAAATAGCACCATTTAGTATAAGCAAAAATCAATCAGCAGAAGTTGTTGTTAGAGGTACAATTCAATTAGATTCTGCATTAACTGCAACAGGTAATTCAACCGGAACTCAATTAGGAGCTGTAGCAGCAACTGAAAAATGTTATGCAGCTATTCATTGTTATAGTGTTTCCGGGACATCAACTCCAACAATAACTTTTAAATTACAATCGGATGACAATTCAAGCTTTACGAGCCCAACTGATCGAATTACTTTTACTGGTATAACAGCTATAGGCGCAGATTTTCAAAGCGTTGCAGGAGCTGTAACGGATCAATATTGGCGTTTAAATTATACAATATCTGGAACTAATCCAAGTTTTGGCATTCATGCTGCAATAGGTATTGAATAAAAATAATTTAAATTATTACACATTAATTTTTTTTCAATACTATAATAAAATTATAAGTAAAAATAAAAGGAGGACAATTGAAAGAACTTGAGTTTAACAAGGACTTTAAATTAAATACAACAGGCACTTTATATTATAAAAACAGAATAATAAAAGCGCGCAAAGGAATAACTGCTGCAATTTTTTATTCATATAATACGCCTGTTGGCTATCAAATATTTGACAATGGAGCAGCAATTAAATCAGTTGTTGTTTTTCATAGTTATAGCCAAACTACGTCAAAACATCTTAATAAGATAAAAGAGCTTATTACAGATGACGAAAGAAATGAATTAACTGAGTTACGTATTGAGGACTTTATTAAAGAAGCTCTTAAAGACGAAATGGATTTTAGAGTAGGAGCTAATCCTATGGAATTAAATAAAGTTAATCCATTTACAGAATTACTTATTTAAAGGAGGACAATGAGTAAAAAAAAGAAAGAGTTAGACGTTAATATAACGTTAGAAAGATATGACAGGTTTAAAGATACTTTTAGAGTTGTTGATCAACCTGACGGCAATATAGGCGAAAGGCATTGGCACGATGGAAATGTTTTTCTTGAAATTGCTGATGAAGAAAATAATGTTCATATTAACGTTGATAAAAATGTTTTTGATTTAATTGTATTAACATATTTACAAGGCCACTATATAAGATATACAAGTGGAATTATAAAAGGTCAATTAATACATAGACAAAAAAAATTAATTAAAGAACTTGAAAAAAGAAAAGAGGAATTACTTGAACAAAAGAAAAAAGAACAAGAATTAAATAGTCTATAAGCAGCCCCTTATAGTACGAGTGAAAGACCGGACTAAGTTCCGGTCTTTTGCTTTAATAACATATAAAACTTTCTTTCAATACCCTTATTTAAAATAAATATATTGAAAGGAGTTAATTTTGGCTAAATTTGTTTTAACAGACGCAAGCGTAGTACTTAACAGCGTGGATCTTTCAGACCACGTGGCAAGTGTTACTTTAGATATTACAGCTGATGAAATAATGACTACTGCAATGGGCAGTACATTTCAAACAAGATCAGGGGGCCTTAAGTCAGGAACTTTATCGATCGAGTTTCAGCAAGACTTTGCTTCAAGCGAGGTTGACGCAACTTTGTTTCCGTTACTTGGAACAACTACAGCTTTTGTAGTTAAACCAACTTCCGGATCAGTAAGTTCAACTAATCCTAGCTACTCAGGTACAGTTTTAGTAAATCAACATATACCATTGGCAAATGCTGTTGGTGAGCTTGCAACTATGTCTGTTGCATTTCCAACATCCGGAACTATTACAAGAGCTACTTCGTAATGGGAAACATGATCGTCATTATGAATGACGGGACAACATTAGAAGTTAAAGTAAAGCCTGCAGATATAATAAAATTCGAGCGTAAGTTTGATATACCAATTTCAAAGTTAAATGATGAACAGCGTTATGAATGGCTATTGTATCTTGCTTGGTTGGGCGCTAAAAGAAATGGCGTTACAGATGATTATGATACTTGGATTGAAAAAGTTGACGAGCTCGACTTAGCTGGGTCAAGTGATAATTTAAAAGACTAGACGGATTTATTAGCCTAGTTGCAGCTATATCAGTTGAAACTGGAATAGATCCTAATGCTTTAATGGAAACAGATATGGAAATGTTTAACGCAATTGTTAACGTAATAAATAAAAGGTATGAAAAATAATGGTTAAACGTTCAATGGATTTTACGATCGATAATTCAGAGTTAATTGAATTACGTAAAGAATTTAACAAATATGGCCAGAAAGATGTTTTAAAAGTATTATCTAAGTTTCATAGAGAAATTGCTAAAGAGCAATTAGTTGATATTAGAGCAAAAGCTAAAAAACAAAGAGTGCCAAAAGCAAGAGCTTCAGCTATGGGATTTACAGCTTCAGGAACTAGAACAGAAGCTAAAATTACTTTAAAGAGTAATGACAAAAGACCTAGCACGTGGTCAATGGAATATGGCCGCCGTTATATGTATGTCCCAACTAAAAAAGGTAATACTCGAGCAGTTAGTCGAAGCGAAGTAGGCAATTTAAGATACTCAAGACCTGGAGCTCAATTTCCTTATAAAAAATGGATTGGCAACCAACATCAAAAAGGTGAAAGCACGTTTACTGAAATGGGCAAAAAAGGTTATGTTGTTGGAAAAACTTTAAGTGACAATCAAAATCAAATAGCTGAAACTTATAACGATCGTTTATATAACGCACTAATAAAGGCAATAAATTAATGGCAAAAGATAAAAAAGTTTCAATATCAATTATAGGTAAAACTAAACAATTTACTGACAGTTTAACTAAATCACAAAAAGCTATGAAAGGCTTTAGCAACGTAGCGGGCAAAATAGGTAAGGCTACAGCTGCTGGTTTAGGAGTTGCCAGTATTGCAGCGGTTACTTTAGGAAAAGAATTAGTTGATTTAGGATCTGACGCAAATGAGGCTCGAGCAGCTTTTGAAACTACATTTGGAGAGAGCGTTCCAAGACTTACTGAATTCGTAGGCGATTTTGCAAATATGGCTGGTTTC